TTAAAAATTAAGTATGATAGTAATTTCATCAGAAGTTAGTAAAATCTTGCTGATGCATGTTTTTACTATCTTTTTTTGTTGTTCATAATCCATTGTTCTTATATCCCCTGATTTCAGTAATTCTAAAACTCGATTATTTTTATCGTGATTTATTTTACCTTCTTTGTTTTCATTCAATTGATTTTCTAACTGTTTTTTTACCCCTAAAAGATTTTTAACATTCTTTTGAAGTTCAACTTCATCAATATAATCATTTCTAAAAAGATAGTTTTCTTTATCAATTTTCTTATTTACAGATTGTAGCTCTTTTTTAACCGCTTCAAAATTAAATGCCTCTGATTTATCAAGCGATAAGAATTTTTTCAACTCAGTTTCTTTAGTTGGTAAATTAGCAAGATATTCAATAACATGCTCTTCTAAATCTAATCTATGATAATATCCAGAGTCACATTTTTTCTGATTATCAGACAGGCGCTTTCTATAATCCTTTCTCCTTACACATTCATATCTTACAGCTGAAGTCCCATCTAAACGCTTGGGACCAGTTAAAGATGTGATATGCCCGCCACAATATCCGCATTTAAGTAGACCAGATAGCATATATTTAGCACGGAATGGTCGAGCTACATTGGTTAGTTCAACTTGCTTAATTTGGCGCTTTTCCAACTCATCTTGTACAGCCCAAAAAAGTTCTTCGCTTATTATTTTTTCATGCTCTTGTTCATAGGCTTTACCTTTAAATTTACCCTTAGCAATATAAACCGTATTTTCAAGCATATTTCTAATTGTACTGAAGGGCCACTTTCCTTTTCTTGAAGAATATCCTTTTTCATTTAATTCTTGACGGATTGTAGCCACACTTTTTCCACCCATATAATCAGTAAATATCTTTTGAACAATTTTGGCTTCTTGGGGTACAATTTCAAGGATGTCTTGACCAGGAGTTCTTTTGTATCCATAAGGAGGGGTTGAGAATGCCATAGTTTTTCCTGATTTTGCACGTCCGAGCCTTCCTAATGCCATACGCTCTGTTATTGTTTTTCGTTCCATTTCAGCAACCGCAGCAAGAAGAGTGAAGAAGAACTCTCCCATAGCGTCAGATGTATCTATTTTTTCGTTTAGTGATACAAATTCAATGTCATTCTTTTTGAAAACTTCTTTGATTAAATATAAATTATCACTTGTACTTCGAGAAAGGCGATCTAGTTTATAAACTAAAATAGTGTTAAAAGTGTGATTTTCGGCATCTCTAAGTAATTTTTTCATAGCTGGCCGTTCTATGGTACTTCCAGAAAAACCTGCATCAGTATAGACTTCTGAGACTTCCCATCCCATTATTTCGCAATATTTATTAAGCTTATCTTGTTGTTCTCCGATGGAATAACCATCTTCAGCTTGGCTTAGTGTGCTGACTCGGCAATAGATTGCTACTTTTTTCATTGTTTTTGTACCTCATTTTTGTTAAAATAAGTACAGTAAAAATGCTTCATTTGAAGTGTTTATACTGTATATGATGTTTAATCCGCCCGGTACTCGCCAAAGTTTGGGCGGGTTTTTTTATATATTATTTATTGTCCAATTTGTTATATATTCAAGTTGGTGTTGATTTAAATAAGCTGAGTAAGAAAGAAGTTCATCTTTCAATTTATTTAACCTATTTTCTTTACCTCGCTCAGTTTTTAAAGTCGCCATTCCTATCTTAGTTTTAAGCTTTACACGCTCAATAAATTTGTTAGAAATTTTATCTTTATTAGATATCAGCTTTTGCTTAACTTGTGTAAAATCACTTTTCGCACTTAATAATCGAGGATCCTCAGCGATAGAAATTAGTTTATCTAGTCTATCTAAAAGAAGTTTATAACGATAAAAGTATGTTTCTGGATTTACTGTTGTTTCTATTATTTGAGAAGATTCAAGGGCTTGTTTGATATATGAATTGTATAGATCCAGTTGACTGCTTAGCGGTATCTTTGAATATTTAACCTTCTGTTCTTTGTATTCCTCTTCCAAAATTGAAAACTGGATTTTAGAAATAGTAGATTTCTCACCAGTCTTTTTATCTAAAACTGTTATTTGTGTTCTAGTTACTAATCTTGCTATAAAAGCGATAATTGCTCCAATAAAGAGAATTGCAATTACAGGTATAAAAAAGGAAATAAAGAAAACAAAAATCAATATAACGGCTAATCTGCTTTCTTTATCAGAAAGGACACGAACATATCTCTTTGGTATCTTTGGAAAATCCGAGATATTTTTTATAGTTGAAGTATCAAACCCTCCTTTTGGTGATGGTAAATCAAATAGAGATGGAACGGCAGAAAAACTAGTCTTGTTATAAACTTTGTTATAGATTGCTTTTTTAGGATTCTTATAAATTCCAGTACCTTTTTTACCATACATAGGTATGACAGACTTTTTTACTGATCTTTTGATTTTACCTGTTGTTCTAGCTTTAAAACTTTTTGTAAGGCTAGGTTTTCTCATTCCAAATTTCATGAGGCTCTCCTATTCGATATTTAAATGAAATTCAAGACACTGCTCGTAAATTTCAAAAAATTAATTGAGATTGATTATCAATAGCGATTTGTTCCATTTCCTGAGCTGCCATATCATAAAATTCTTTTACAGATAATTTGAAGCGTGTTAGAAATCGTTCAGGAGTGTAGTAACATGCATGATAGTCTATTTCTTCTAAAAAATCAATTGCTTTGCAATGTATCATGAATCTGTTCGCTTTAGCTTCATTAATAACATGTAGCTGTGAGGAACTTAGCTTAGTCAAAGTAGTCCCTTTTATTTTATGGCCACATTCATGTAGGGTAATGATTTCCATTTGCTCGTCAGATTCAATAGTACCATCAACAATAATCGCACCGTTCTCTCCGTATTCAAAAGCATAAGGGAGATAGTAGCCTCCACCGTCGAGAGGAGAGGTCGAAAATACCAAAGGTATTCCTATCTCGTCAAGTATTTCTTTATAATTCATAAAATCTCCTGTCATGATTTTATATTTTAGTCTTTAGGTTTAGCTTCCATGTATCCTTTAATCATAGCTTTGATTACTTCTTTATCATGATCAGTCATAGGTTGTCCATTATACGCTTCGGCGCTTCCTAACATCCGGTCAACATCTTTTTCGTTGAACGGAGAGTCAGAGAGTCCAATAAGATAGTCAGTTGAAGTTCCAAAGAAAGTAGCTAATTTTTCAAGGGTTGCCCCATTAGGAATATTTTTCTTCCACCTGTAAGTTGTGTTTGTTGAAAGTCCAAATTTTTCTTCAAATTCTCCAACAGTCATTTTCCTTTTATCCAAAAGGAATTTTACTCGGTCATAAACCGTCATTTTGCACCTCCAAAAAGATACAAGAAAAATTATTAATGTTTTTTAATAGAAAAAACTTGACATTATTAAAAAACATTAGTATAATAAATCTTGTAGAAATGAGTTAAGTTTCTAGTTAAGTTTTCAGTTAATAAAAACACTTCACAAATACAATGAACCGAGCCGCCAAGCAAGTTTATAAAGTAATTGTTAAGGCTTTTAACTATGCTATCATTCTAATGTTTTTTAATAAAAAAGTCAAGAATTAAAGCATAAATTATTAATAAAAAATATTTAACTAGATTCTTAATTGAATTCTATATCAAAAATAACAGCAGAGACAACTACTCGGACGGTGTTAGTACGGCAGACGGAAATCTAAGTCAAAGAGTGAAGCAACTTGTTATTAATTATTTTATAGAGAGGAGTAGTTAAATGCCACAATCAAGTAATGCAGGTGAACTAATTCTTGAATGGTTGGAACTTACAGGAATTCGACAAGATTCTCTAGGTTCTGAGTATGGACAGAAGAAAGTTCAATTTCATCAAATGCTTCATAACAAAACTCCAAAACATGAAGCGAGCGTGCTTATGTCAAAGATTATGAGTGACAAAGGAATCACTTTGGATAAACTAGATGAACTTCGTGAATTAAAAGGAGCTTAGAAAGATTAAATGGATAAAAGACCGAAAATCTATGGCAAGTTTAAAGATGGAGCAGTTGTTGAGCTTGCCGACATAAAAGAAAGTGGAAAAGGATTTAATGAATATCCCCCATTTTACATGGTTCTAGCTGCTATCAATCGGGAAGAGGGTAGAGCATGACCTACACATACATAGTCAACCCAGCAAAATTAAATGCGGTGCTCCGCTAGAAAAGAGAACGAATCATGAAAACAAAAACATTATTTATAGATGAAGAAGTTCAAGGCGAAAAAATTGTAGATTTGAACACAGAACAACTTATTAAACTGGTCGTAAAAAATATTGATGAGAATGTAATCTCAGTAGAAATAAAAAAACGCCACAAAAGTGACGAATTTACTTCTAAAGATTTTCTTTGAGGTAATAGTTACCACATTCTACATTGAACCATGCTGCTTCGCCGCTAAGATCTCCAACGAATAAACTATCATCATTATCAATTGCAGGTAACAAATTATCTCTAACTTGTTCACATGAATCATCAGTATTTATATGCCAAACAGATTCATTTATTTTACCATGATTTGGATATGATTCAATCTTTTGGATTAAATCTTTATAATTCTTTCCAGAATTATTCAAATCATACGAGATAATAATACTTTTCATCACTTACCCCTCCTTTCCATAAAACTAAGCAAATACCGCAAATATCTGCTCACAGTAATTATAGCACTCGGAGGATTAAAACGCATACATAGAAAGGAAACTAAATGTTGTGGTCAAAGATAAAAATTAAACTTGTTGAGAAAAATATGACCGAGTATGAACTTGGGAAAGTTACAGGACTTGGCGCTCAACAAATTCATCAATTTAAAAAAAGAAATTCTGAAAATCCTCGTTGGCTAACAATGGTCAAAATAGCGGATGCATTAGACATCAGCTTAGATGAATTCAGATAGAAAGGAAAATAATGCACACACAAATTATGAATGGACGAGAAGTCCTAACAGTTCCAACAGTTATTGGATATAAGCATTATGACTTAGAAAAAAGAGAAGTAGTTGGAGAAGTTATTGAATCTACTTATCGAAGAAAAGACGGAACAATGTACATTATCCGCAGATCACGAACAGAACAAGAAAAAGCCGCTATGCTCAATTCGTGCTTGTCTGACTGGGGATATTAGTATGAGCAAACAACAAAAAAGCCCGCACTGGAATGCGGACTAAGACGTGATATACATCTTTATATATTTTTATAACTAGATTATATCACGTTTCAACAAAAATTTGAAATGGAGAAGTTCAAACATGACTAATCAAATAACAATACAAAATAATCCTGAAAGTACAGAACCTAAAAAACAAAATGTTAACAATTTTATGAAGTCAGAGGCTGTCCAACATCGCTTTAAAGAAGTTTTAGGCAAAAAGGCGAATGGTTTTATTTCGAGCCTATTAACAATTGTAAGCAACAATAACTTATTAAAGGAAGCTGATCCAAATAGCATCATGACTGCGGCAATGAAAGCTGCTGCTCTTGATTTACCAATTGAACCAAGTTTAGGCTTTGCGTATGTTGTTCCGTACAACCGAAGCGAGAAGGTAGGAAATCAATGGATTAAACATAAAGAAGCACAGTTCCAAATTGGATACAAAGGATTAATTCAACTGGCGCTAAGAAGTGGACAATTAAAGAATATTAATTCTGGAATTGTTTATGAAGAGCAATTTGTGAGTTATGATCCACTTTTCGAGGAATTAGAAATTGACTTTACTAAGCCTCAAGGAACTGAAGTTAAAGGGTATTTTGCGAGTGTTAAATTAATCAATGGGTTTGAAAAAGTAACATTTTGGACCAAAGAACAAGTTATAAATCACGGGAAACGATTCAGTAAATCCTATGGAAACGGACCATGGAAAACTGATTTTGATGCTATGGCGCAAAAAACTGTGATGAAAGCAATGATTTCTAAATATGTTCCGTTGAGTCAAGAAATGCAAATGGGTATCATTGCAGATAATCAAGATGAGGATATGACCCGGCCACCAACGGATGTTACAGAAAGCGAGCCATTAATTAGTATTGAAGATTCAATACCAGAAGAACAAAACGCTATTGAAGGACCTGATGCTCAAACTCAAGAAACAACTGAACGAAAAGGTGAAGAAGTAATTGAAGAACTCTTTCCAGTGGGTAAAAGCTGATGAAAAAAAGATTAAGTTTTTCAAGTTTAAAAGCATTCTCTGATTGTGAAGCCGAAGCTGTTGCGGTTATGGCTGAAGAGTGGGATAGACAAGCCACTTTCTCTCCATCGACAATTGAAGCTATGAATGCCGGAAGCTATGTCCATAAATATTTCGAAAGCAATAAGGCTTTAGAAGAGTTTAAGTTAGAACATGAATCAGATATGTTCACTAAAAAAGGAAGTCTGAAGTCTCAATTTCAAATTGCTGAGAAAATGGTTCAAACGCTTGATAAGGATCCATTATTTAAAACAATCTACCAAGGAGTTAAAGAACTTGAAATCTTCGGAAAAATTCAAGGAATTGAATTTCACGGCTTCCTAGATTGTTTGAATCTCGAGCGAAATATATTTATTGATATCAAAACAATCAGAGGTTCTATCAGAGATAAGGAATGGTCAGAAGCTGAATACCGAAGAGTGAGCTGGATTAAAGCAAGAAAATATCTATGGCAAATGGCTATCTATCAAGAAATACTAAGGCAGTCTGACGATGAAAAAATTGGAAAGAATATTAGTCCAGTAATTTATGCGGTAACTAAAGAAACTTTTCCAGATAGTGCTGGAATTACTATTCCGCAAGATTGGTTAGATAATTCGCTTGATGAGGTTTGCGAATTTACTGACAAATATATTGAAGTATTGAACGGAAGAAGCCCAGTAAGGTGCGAAAAATGTAACTATTGCAAAGCAACAAAACGAAATATACAAACGATTTCGTACTCAGATTTAATTTAAACCTATGAGCAAACTGTAGTCCTCACTAATCCTGAGCAGTAGAATTAGAAATAATTCAACTTTAAGCAATACTACCTTGGGCGGTAGTTTCGTATTTAGTCAAAGCTGGAGGGTGGCGGAACGAGCCGTAAAGTCAATGAGTATTTAGTGTTTACACATAACCACTCATCGCCAGCTTTTAATTTGAAATGAAAACTTGAAATAAAAATAGAAGAAAGGAAGAATACATGGAATTTGAAACGTGGAAAAAAATTGAGTTTATTAACTCTCCAAAAATTGTTGGTATTCCAGTAGGGGAATATGAGATTAGCAGCCATGGAAATCTAAGACAAGTTATAAGTGACAATATTCGTAAGAAAGTAAAAATAAATACCACATCAGACCAGCGGCCAAGATATGGTTTTACACTCGATAACGGAAAACGAGTAATGCCATTTATACATCAATTAGTAGCGCAATCATTCATTCCAAACCCTGAAGGACTACCAAACGTTAAACATATTGATGGTAATAAATCAAATAATTATGTTGGAAATCTACGGTGGTCGAAGTAATGGCACAAAGAAGAATGTTTAGTAAAGAAGTAACAACGAGTGATTTATTCGTTGATATGCCGTCATCGAGTCAACTTTTATACTTTCATTTAGGAATGGAAGCTGATGACGAGGGGTTTATTGGAAACGCAAAAATGTTAAGCAGAGCATACGGTTCAAATAATGATGATTTGAAACTTTTGGAAGCAAAAGGATTTATCATTGCATTTCCGAGTGGAGTCACAGTTGTTAAAGATTGGAATTTGAACAACAAAATAAGAAAAGATAGACAAAAACCAACGATATATACAGAAGAAAAAACACTGTTATCTCTTGATAGCAAAGGGTCTTATCTACTTGGCAACCAAGTGTCAACCATTCCGCAACCAAATGACAACCAAATGTCCGCACAGGATAGGATAGGAGAGGTTAGGTTAGGTAAGGATAGTATAGGTAAGGATAGTATAGACGCTTCGCAACCAAATGCCTTCCAAGAAAAAAGTTCAGGAGAGGATATAAACTCACTTCTTTCTGAATATCTTGATTCGTTTATTGAATTCTCTAGTAAAAATATTGCAAAAAGAGCAATGGCACAAGTTGAATTCATGAAACTCTCATCAGAAGAAAAGAAACAAGCAGTAATCGGAGCTAAAAATTATTTTGAATGGTACAAACAAGAAAATCCAGAAGATAAAACTAAAAAATTTAGTATAAATTCCTATGCGTTTTTAGAAAGTGCAACTTTCAAATCATTCCAGCAAAAAGTAAAAGTTAAAAAAGAAACTCTTGGAGGTCTTATCTAATGGCTTTTGATACATGGAGAGATGACGGAGAGTTTGCTATCAAAGCAACTGATGTTTTAAAAAACTATCAAGAAGGTGGGGAACTTGGAACTTGTGAAGTTCACGGCTGTGAGATTATCGGCTCTAAGAAATCTGTGCTTTCTTATCCTAAGAACGAAAAAGGCGAAGTGATCGGAGAACCTTACTTATATGATGTAAGAGTTTGCCCGATGTGTCATGCTGAAGGAATAAAGACAGTTGCTACTAAATCTGTCAATGATTTCTTAGGAGAATTCAAAGCTAAAAAAGGTATTGATTTGACTAAAAATGTCATTGTTAAATATGATTTCGCTGATGAATTAAGTGTTGTATCTTGTGACAATATGGTCAAGTGGATTGTTACCAATGTTGGTAGACAGAAAAAAGTAAAACGATTAAAGGTCAGAAAGTACATACAGATTGCTGAAAATAGATTTTCTAGTGATGAAGCAAGAGAAAAATATTTGAAAATATTACATGATATTGAAGAAGCAGAAATTCTTATTTTCGATTCATTGGCAGATTTCACAGCAAATCAAGCTGAAAAAGCATTAACCCCTTTATTAAGCGCAAGTGATAACTGCTCAATTATTATACTAACAATTCCAGAAAGTGATGAAAGGCTTGAACAATTGCCAGCAAGATTGAAATTTAAACTCAATAATGCGCAAGTAATGAATTTCTCAAGTACAGGACACCAAAGATGAAATTTGAATTTAACTTTCTCAGAAAAGAAATGATAAATGAGAATGATAATAAGGGTACAACTTATGGTTCAAGAATTGCTGCCAATAATACTAAACAGCGTTTAAGACGGATTGCATGTAGAACAGCTCATGAATGGCTAGACCAATCAGAAGAAGTATTTGAGCAATTCCATGAGAAGCACCGTTGCGATGTGTTCGTAGTAATTTATCCACCTAAACGCTTTAAATATGATCCACCAAATTATGAACCAACTTCTAAGGCATTAATTGATGGACTGACAGATGCTGGAATTTGGAATGATGATAATTATAACGTTATTCGCAGAACAAGCTTTGAGCATGGTGGGCTTTCTGGAGATACAAAGATGTGGAAAGTTGAGTTAGTAGTGAAAGAACTGACAGAATAGCATTAAATCATGAAAAATACGGTTACATTGAGCGCTTAAACCATTTCGTGGATAATTTATCACGAACAAGCTAAAAGCGCTTAGAAGCTAAAATATGAGGTGGATTATGGAATTAATCAACTTATCAGATAAAAAACTTGAATCCAAAAAAGACGGAAGATTTCAAGTGACAATTAAGACAATTGAACCCACCGATTCCATCTTAGTAAGTTATGAGATAAAAGTTAAGGATTACGGAGAAGAAGATGGATACGTTTCTATTTATCAGAAATCATACTCTGGAAGTAATCCTGAAAAAATAGCCCAACAGATGGTTGATGGAATAAAAAGAAAAAAAGTAACTAAAATAAAAGTCTATTATTTGGATTGACTAAATTATGAGGTGTTATTATGACAACGCAAAAAGAAAAGAATGTCCTAGATTTTAAAGATAAGGATATTTTAAAAAAACATAAAGTCGCTGACAAAGACGACGAATGGTTTCATGAGCAATGGAAAAATAAACTAAGTGGATTGAAAGAGGCAGGAGATGGCAAGGTTAGAAAAAAT